CGCCTAACGGCGCCATCTGGGTCAAACACGCATATGGTTAATGTGTGTATCCCGTAGCCTCAAGAGGAGTTTAATTCTGATGAGACCTGGATTCAATCCAAATCCGATACCGAGACGGCCAGTTTTAACTGATGCCGTCCCGCGCTTTCGGTCCAAGAATGCTATCGTCTTCACGGACGTTGGCTATCAACAGCAGTGGCCAAATTGTGCTGGTCCGTCCACCTGGACGGATGTCAGCGCACTTGGTCGCCCGCCGGCGATGCTCAACGGTCGTGATGAGAGGATGCAGGATTGGGTGGTGCCGCGCTACCATCAAAGGAGCAAAAATGGTGAAGTTTTCTTCAACAATATGTTCCGCGAAGTAGTAACGGTTGAATCCAAAGCAGGGGGAACCTGGTCGCAGAAAGCAAAGAATCCGTATGTCTGTTCTGGCGTTAATCGTTTTCACGAGTATCGTCATACTGGGCCTGCTGTTCTTTGTTTCATTCCTACGACTACCGCGCCACGCTTTGCTGCGTGGCCGGAAGAACCCTCTGTGATGTCGAGTGACTCGATAGAGAAGCTCAAACGTCTGGTATCTACAGAAGTTTTATCAAGACGCGGCCGATCCGATTCCGATTTATGGGAAACGATCGCCGAGTTAGATAAGACCCTTCACTTGCTTAGGGGGCCCGTGGCACAGCTTTCGGACTTAGCCAGACGGCTAAACCGTAGCATTGTGCTCGACGCCCGCAGTCGATTTCTCGTAAAAGAGATCTCGGCTGATTACCTTCTTTATCGTTACGGAATTTCTCCGTTGATGAAGGATATCCAGAGCATTATGAAGACTTTTGAGCGTACGTTAGGCAAGCAGAGGAAAACCTATCGTGCACAGGACTCGGATTATTCCAAGTCCTTAGCATCTGGGTCACTACTTCTCGGATCGGCGAAAGTCGATTGGTCTCGCGAGACCATCGAAACTATCTCGGTTCGAGGCGTAGCTTTGGAAGAGGTCGATCTTTCGTTTATTTCGAATATCGGTTTCTCTACCAAAGGCTTAATAACGCTCCCTTGGGAGCTTATGAGCTATTCCTTTGTCGCTGACTGGTTCTTTAACCTCGGTAGTTATATCGGGGCCATGGTTCCAGCGTACGGCTACAAAAACCTCGGTTCGTGTCTGTCCATTGAGCATACCCGCAGTACTCTGTACCGTTTTAACGGTTACCAGAGTCCAACGGAAGCTTCGTGGACGTTCACTGGTCTCACCAATGGCACTTGTGCTGTTGTAAGACAGACGAGCACCCGACAGGGATTGGCTACACCGTCCCTAGAAATGAAGTCGGACTTCAAGTTCGATAACATGACTAGGATGGCTGACGCTGTATCTCTGATCGCTCAGCGGTTCGTGAACATTCAAAAGGTTCTCGGGCCTGTTCCTGTACGTCATCCGACGTACAGCCAGAGGAAGAATTTCTCTCTCTGGTTAAACCAACCTGGAGTGTCATAATGACATTGTCGATCAACGCGAAAAATTACAACGCTGATTCGTTTCAGAAAGATTCGGTCGGCTATTCCGGCCCCAACCATACCGTGTCTACCAAAGACTACGCTAAGTTGGGCCGAGTGGCTCCGAAGAAGACTGCTACGTTTTCTGGCGTTGGCAAAACTCAGGCCAAGCTCACCCGTACGCTTACGCTGACGGGTGCACTGACCCCGGCATGGGATATGATCGGAGACGTGTCTCTGAATGTCCCTGTCGGGGCTGCCGGAGCTGATGTTGATACCTTCCTGAACGATTTGGGCACTTTCGTCGCATCTGCGACGTTCAAGAGTCACGTCAAGTCGCAGCTCGTGTCCTTCTAAGGACACGCCTTGCGTCATGAATTTTGACTTCTTGCTTCCCCTGGCAGCGTTGTTAATCGTTGCCATCATCGTTCTCGCTTTCATTCCCGTAATTGGGAAAGTCAGCCCATCGGAGATTCGTTATGAACCCCAGAAGGAAAGTGTCAAAACCAACTCGGTACAGCCTGGAAAACAGGCGTCTGAAGAGTCTCAGCTTTGAGCGTTACACTCGGCTGTTGGCTCAGTTGTTCCACTCCAATAGGCAATATAGCTTTCTGAAGCCTCTTTCCGACGCTTTGCGTGGGAAACGCTACAGAGAGTTAATTGACCTGTCTGATGCTTTGTCCAAACAGAAGTATTTGGATGCAGACGAAACTTTCGTCGCACATCAGTTTTCACTTTTGATAGGAAAATACCCTTGGAGTTCGAAGCCTCTCGGTTTCGACCCCGAGCGGAAAGCCTATGAGTCATTCCAGTCCTCTGAGAAGAGAAATGGCTTGATAAATAGGAAATTCGCTCACTTCTTGATTGATCCCTCGCGGGACAAATTCAGAAGGCAAGGGAAGATTGCTATGGGCTTCATACGGTCCGTTATTGGACCGCGTGTGCCCTACAATCTGATATTCCGCAACTGTGACTTTGGAAATGGAGCCAGCTTAGGTGTCCACGGTGACACTACTCATGTCGTCAGGAAACTGACTCATGAGCGGTGGACGGTAACACCCGGCGCTATTCACCACGCATTTGGTGGCCTTATGCGCAACTTCCATTATCACGAGATTTTACTCGAACATGATGGAGATAACACATTGGCCTGCTTGGACTATGCGGATTCCTTTAAAAGGTATATCGCACGCCTCAGCGTAGTGGAGCACAACAAACTTGACTTCGTAACCAAAAAGGTGGATACTCACCGCAGTATCGCCATAGAGCCGTTGTGGAGCGGCTATGTTCAGAAGGGTATCGATGTCGTCCTACGAGATTTTCTCAAAGGGATAGATATTGACCTAACTGACCAAAGTCGAAATCAAGAGATGGCCCGTTTGGGGTCCCTTGATGACTCTCCCGAGGGGTTCGTGACGATAGACATAAAGAACGCTAGCAATAGCAATGCTTTAGGTCCGGTTCGTTACTTATTCCCAGAGGAATGGTACTCACTTTTTATGAGAACCAGGAGTCCCAAGTACTCATATAATGGGTCTGTAAAGACCTACAATATGTTGTGCTCAATGGGAAACGGCTTCTGCTTTCCAGTCGAAACCCTGATTTTCGCAGCGATCTGCTACTCCTGCGGATGTGGTAAACCCGGCGTAGATTTCTCTATCTACGGCGACGATATCATCATTCGCAAGAAGTATGCCGATCAAGTAATAGCAATGCTTAAGCATTACGGTTACGCGATTAACACGGCCAAAACTTGCCTTTCAGGTGGGTTTCGTGAATCATGTGGCGCGGATTGGTTTGGTGGTGAGGACATACGTCCCTTCACCCTTGATTTTGCGTTCGACAGAGTCGAAAACATTTTCAAGTTCTGTAACCTGACGCAGCGCAACCGAAGAACTAAAGATTTCTTCAGCGGAGTTCGAAGCATGGTAACAGGCTTCTTACTTTTGGATTTCAGGTTCTTTAGGCCTTTAACCGGGCCTGAGGACACTGGAATCGACTCGTTGGGTGACGAACACTTAACTTCTCCTCACTGCCATTTCAGCAATGGTGTGTGGAGTTGGAAGGTGTTGGTCCACTCTCCGATACTTGATAAAGATAGTATCGAGGAGGCGCGGGATGAGCCTTGGCTCATGGGTGTTGCACTAAGGGGAAATGCGAGCGTACCTTACGGTAAGTTCAAATATCTACCTAGTGTCACTTTCCGGCGTAAGACCCGGACGGAGGTAGCTCGCGAGAGCTACGCGTCAACCAGTAACTGGTTGCCGTATCAACACTAGCGCGTTGCTAGTGATGAATTCTCTGTCGCTGCCATACCCTTTATTGGGCTAGCAGCTACAGAGTTGGGGGCTTCTGCCTTAAATGGGGATACTGC